CAAATTGGCTTTTCGGGCACTGAAGTGGTTTACGACGACGGATTTGTCCGTGCAGTCATGACAATCACTGATAAAAATGCCATTGAAAAGATCATGAGGGGCGATGCCAAGGAAGTGAGTGCTGGCTATCGAGTGGAATACGATTCCACTCCTGGTGTGACGAGCGATGGCGAAAACTACGATGGCATTCAACGTGCTATTAGTGGAAATCACATTGCTGTGGTTCGTCGGGGCAGGGCTGGCCCACAAGTGAAGCTGCATCTGGATCGCCTAGATGCCGCTGACCCACAATTACTCCTTACAAAAGAGGAACCATCTATGACTGCTAAGGTCAACTTCGATGGCGCCGAGTTTGAAGTGAGCGAGAGCGTTGCTCTGGCGATCACTAAAGAACGCGACGACGCCCGCATGTCCTACGAGGACATGAAGAAGAAATACGATGAAATGATGTCCAACGCTTCCAAAATGAAGGAAGAGATGGATGCCATGAAGAAAGAGATGCAAGGCAAGTGCGACGCCGCCGAAGGTCGCGCTGATGCCCTCGAGCAAGAGCTGGAAGCCGCTAAGGCCGACCTGACTGTTGCTGGTCAAGTGAATATTGATTCGCTTGTTGAAGAGCGCGTTGCCCTCATTGACAAAGCTCGCACCAATCTGGATAGTGAGTTTGATTTTGCCGGCAAGAGCGCCCGTGAGATCATGGAAGCCTCGATTAAAGCTGTTCGTGGCGACGCTGATCTGTCGGAGCGTTCCGACGATTACGTTCAAGCAATGTTCGACACGCTGGCTGAAGCTGCTCCTCGCAGTGACTCTGCCTCGACCGACGAACTGCGCAAAGCTGTGGCATCCATTGCCACCCCTGTTTCTGCTCCTGCGTCCTACATGGACAATCTGCAGAACGCTTGGAAAACCCCCCTCTCCGTTACTAAGGAGCGCTGATTATGGCCGTCGTTTTTTCTTCGGTGAGTTCCGGGACGGCAGGTGGCGTGCAGCAAAGCTATGCGCTTGAGCTGACCGCACTGCTGGAAGGTCAACTTTCCGACATCCGTGACAACACTATTGGCACCTACATCAACGAAACCAACGCCGTCCTGGCCTTCGGTAATGTTGTGGTGTACAACTCTGGCGGCACTGTCGCCAACTCCGCTAAGACCATTGGCGGCACTGGCGAAACCGTCGTGGGCGTGAACGTGCTCACCTACGTCGATGAAACTGCTCAAGATTCCAACAGCCGCCCCGGCGTGAAGGACGAGCAAGTGCTCAACGTGGCCAACGAAGGCGCCGTTGCCCTGTATGTTCATGGCACTTGCACTCCGGCGACTGCCGTGCGCGTCATCCACACTGCTACTGGCGTCAAGTATGCCGGTCAGCTCACTGGCGATGCCATTGCCGGCAAGAGCGCGATTCTGTCGAATGCCCGTTATCTCACCTCCGTCACCGGCTCTGGCCTGGCGATCGTTGAGCTGAACGGTCCTTCGTTCACCCTCACCGCTGACACCTGATAGGAGGCCCTCCAATGTCTGATTTCCGTATGGATGAAGCGGGTCTGTTTCTCGAGCGTCAGCTTGAGTACATCCGCCCTCAAGTTTTTGAAGTCGCTTATGCCGACATCAAATACCCCACCATTCTGCCTGTTACCAGCGAAGCTGGTCCTGGCGCTCAAACCTTCACCTATCGCGTGATGGACGCGACTGGCGAATTCAAGCTCATCGCTGACGCTGCTGACGATCTGCCCCGCGCAGACATCAGCCAAGTCGAGAAGAGCATCAACATTCGCTCGTTTGGTGGTTCCTTCGGCTACACGGTTCAAGAGCTGCGGGCCGCTCAAATGGCCAACATCGCTCTCGAGCAGCGTCGTGCCACTGCCGTTCGTCGTGCTTACGAAGAGAAGGTGGAAGACGTGGCCATGTTTGGCGAATCGTCCGTGGGCCTGCAAGGCTTCTTCAATAACGCCACTGTTGACGTTGTTGCTGCTGACAAGTGGTTCACCGATAGCGGCACCACTGCCCAAGAAATGCTGGACCTGCTGAACTATGGCGTTACTGCCATCATCAACGGTTCCAACATGAAGGAGCAGCCCGATACCATCCTCATGGCTTGGGAAGATTACAACACCATCTCCACTCGTCGCAATTCCGATTCTTCGGACGTGACCGTGATGGAATACTTCCTGCGCACCAACCCCTACATCCGCAATATCGAGCCCATCAACCAGCTCGACGCGGACAAGAGCACCCTGTCGAAGAACCGCATGGTGTTCTACAAGCGCGATCCGCAGAAAGTGCAACTGCACATTCCGCAGCCGCTTGAGCTGTTCCCGCCTCAACAGCGTGGCCTGGAATTCATCGTTCCTGCTCATGCTCGCGTGGGTGGCGTGGCCCTCTACTATCCCAAGAGCGTCCTGTACTTGCAGGCTCCCTGAGGATAGGTAAGTGATGGGCGTTAAGCTAATGAACAGTTCTTTTGAACACAAATGTTGATTGCTTATCGCCCTGAACTTGAAAATCCGCCGCGTGAGGGAGGGTTTGGCATCATCACTGACGCTGGCATGATTCAGCTCAGTCCTGGCGTTAACACTGATGTTCCTGAAACTAAGTGGGATATTGCCCGCAAAAATGGCACCGTCAAGCGGCTTATGGCCCTTGGAGCCATTGAGGAAGTGAAGGAACAGGCTACGGTCCAGGAGATTCCCACGAGCATCGACACTCTCATCCAACTGCCACTTAACGAAGCGTTCCGTCTGCTTGAAATCATGCATGACGAGGATCAGCTTCTGCAATGGAAAGGGAAAGAGGGTCGCGTGAGAATCAGAAATGCCATCAATAAGCGTCTGGAAAACATTAAGGCGGGGAAGGTCTGATCATGGCCGTCACCTACGCTACTTTTCTAGATCGCTTCCCTGAGTTCATCCCCCACCCATCGGGAATTGTGAACGGAGCCCTTGACGAAGCTGCAGCGGATGCCACCAGCGATGTGTTTGGCACTCAAACTGACAGAGCCGTCAAGCATCTCGCAGCTCACATTATTGCCATTCAACTTGCACAAATGGGCATTCAAATTGGTGCCACAGAAGGCAAAGTGTATGGCAATGGGCTCGAAGCCACGCAATATGGCCAAGAGTTCAAACGCATGCTTGATACCGTCGCCGGATCTACCACAGTTGGTTTCGTCGTATGAGCAATGTCCTGTCGCCACTTGCTAATGCCACTTTGGTTTGGCAGGTGGCGTCTGGATACGTCACCGACTCAGGCACTGGCAATTACATCGCCATGGCCACTGGCATCACTTACTACGCTTCTCTTAAGCAAAAGAACAATCCTCGATTTGACTATTTGCTTGGGGCCGATGCCACTGCAGTGTATATGGAGGGCAAGCTAACCGGCCCCCTCACACTTTCTGGAATTACACCTGGAAGCTCCGCTGCAGCAACGATCAATGGTAGAGAAGGGCGGTTTGAGCTGTTGCCGAACGAACAAATTGCTGAGCACTATTGGCAATTTC